CGCCGCGGCGTAATCCTCCGGCGAGAGGTGAAAATGTTCTGTGGGTTCAGTGGCGAGGTTACGGCACGGGAAGTACTTTTCCACCCTGCTTTTCTGCGCCACCACCCCGCAGCACTCCCGCGGATATTCTGATTCAGCGTGGGCCATAATGTCCGCGATGGTCTTTTTACGCATGTCAGCTCCGGATCAAAGAAGTGCCCGGGAAGCCGCCGAACGGCAGCTCGTTACCTTCACCGAACCGCAGTTTGCAGGCGGTCAGCGTGCCGTTGCATTCATCGCGGGACGGGTCATCCACGGGATTGTTGTTTTTGTCGAAATATCGCGTCCCGGCGTAATCACAGCCATCACCGGTACGGTATTTATTACGGATGCACCAGGTACAGAGGGAATGAAGCTGGCGTGTCGGGATCATCAGTCCCTGCAAATCCATCGGGCTCGATAACGCGAACTCCACCACCTCACTGGTTTCAGAGGTTTTCGCGTCGATATACCAGACCTGCAGTTTTTCCTGCGTGGCATCTGCCGTCGGGTTTCCGCCGGGAAAGTTACGCGCGTCGAGGTATTGCGCCAGCGTGTCATGAATAGTGACCTTCGCCTGCAGCATATCGTCATACGCAAGGCACAGCGCCGTGACAGAACCATCAAGATTGGCAACACGAAAGACCGGCTGCGCACTTTCGCCCCCCGTCGATTTTTCTATCCCTTCAATCTCACACGGCCAGGCCTTATATTCCTGACCCTGCCACCAGATGCTTTTTGCAGCCAGTTTTGATTCGTCACCGCCGGCGGCGAGTATTTCAGCTTCAGAATGGGGAATGCTGTGACTGTGGAAGCGCATAACCTCCCCCACGCCGAATGCCGTGCCGTCGACAGAAAAAAGCCGGACTGTGTCGCCCGGCTCAAGTTTCTGGTAATCGCTGTTGATCATGGTGCAAACGCCTGTTCAAAGGTTGCAGTAATTGTCATTACCGTTTTGCTCTTTATGATTTTCTGAAGGCTGTCAGCCTCAACCCGCCATAAAGCGAGATCACCGAAAGGCGGTTTAAACGAGAAGGATTTTGTTTTATGACGCCGGAGAAAAGCATAAATCTGCAGGCCCGGTTCTGGTCGCCCGGTAAAGGAATATTCGTAGGTCAGGGTCTCGCTGTTCAGCCCTGAACCACTGACCTGTGTATAGCCATCGCCGAACTGAACCTTGCGGATCGTGTCGGTGCTTTTAGTTGTGGGCTGACTGGCCGACTGAATCGACCAGGGAAAGGATTCAATAGCCATCTATTATCTGCCTCTGGTTGCGTTCCAGATAAGACCACCAGGACGCACTGCTTTAGCAATGCCATCATTAACAGCCTGCGTAATGACCTGCTGGTAAGCGCGACCAAGCTGATCACCGGATTGTTGCTTCGTTTCGTTCTGCGGGGAGGTGACAGAAACGGGCGCATAGACACTAACGCCCATAGGCCCCGTGATCGGCGCTGATCCGCCGCCAACAAGTCCACCCGACGCGTAACCACGCATCAGATTGTAAAGATTGCCCACACCCAGACGACTGGTTGCTTCTTTGGTGAATACGAACTCGCCACGGTGAACCACCCCAGCAGGCTCGTATTTTCCCCCGGATCCTGTGTAACCGCCGGTGGCAAAGCCCATTGCCGTCGTGGCCGAGTTGACCATTCCCACCAGCGCCTGCTTCATCAGTATTTGGGTATCAGCCATCACATGGTCATGCCGCTTATCGCACAGCCCGGCAATCTCAAGGCTACTCATCGCCGGAAAGCCTAGATCGTTTTTAACGTTGGCAAGATTTGTCATAGATGACCACCATTCTCAATAAAATGCTCAATCACTTTCAAACGAGAAGCGTTGTCATAGGAAGTCAGCAGTACTAAAGCTAATTTCCTATCGAGCCTGTAACAGGGATAAACCCTGCCAAAATCATCTGCATACGTTCCAGAAAGATGGTCTTCTGGAAGCCCTAACCACTTGAAGATCACTCGAATATCACGCAGAACGTGGTCATGACGTTTGCCAAACTCCTTAGCTACTTCATTGCTGCTGACACTTAAAAAATCTGGTCTGCAAACCAAGTCTTTCAACTTGCTCATACTGTTCTCCACTGTTCAGGCGGCTGCACCCGCCGGGTTGAATGTACTGATCGTGATTTCTACCTTGCCCTTCGGTACTACTGGCCACCACTCCACCAGCATACGTTTAACCTGACTGTCATCCTCCCAGACGCCTGCATGCGTCAGCGCGTCAAACAGCGCTTTGTTGTAGTTATCCAGATCACGGCGGCGCTGATCCGGAGGGAAAAGAACAATTTCGACTGCTGCTGGCGTGGTGGACGGCTTCGGCAGGCGGCGCAGTTGCTCGATGATGGCAGCGCAAGCTTCACTCTGGTATTTACGCCCGGCAGTACTGATAAGGTGGCGACCAGCCAGCGGCCCCCTGTTCGGGGCGCGCCAGTACGTATTTACGCTGGGCGGGAATGGCAGGGTCAGTTTCATAGTTCGACCCCACGTAATTCGAGAAAAGCGATCGCATTTTCCCTGGCATGCTCATCGCCATTAAGCAGCGAACGAACCAGCGTAACCGCCTCATCCTCTACGCTCTGGCCGGTGATCGTGATGCCCCGGGAAACGCCCGGCGTAATGGTGATGGCCCCTTTACGCTGCAGCGCACGAAGGTGATCGTTAGCCGCATTCGGCGAACGGCAGTCCATCAGTCCAGACAGCTCATAAATGGTTGGCGGGAACCCGTGATCGGCGATGTAATCGATAATCAGATCTAAAACTTCCTGTTGCCGCACTGTCAGTTTCAGCATGCTGATGCCTCCGCTTTTCGCGCTTCCATCAGTATCCGGAAGCGAATCCGCAGGGAGCGAATATTGTGCCAGTGATGGCTGGGAATGGATTCCAGGGTTTCCGTAATATCTGCTGCGGTAAGACCATATTCGGCAATAACCTCTGATGCCAGTATCAACAGCCGGTCCTGCATGTCATTGCGGATGCCGTCATGCTCAAAGCTCTGTTGATCCAGCCACGCGATAACCTGCTGCTGATCGGCATTCTCTTTAATCAGCGCCATTGCTTTGTCGACTGTTTCCGTCGGAACGACGATAAATTCAGGATTTGCTACAGAATCAGCCGCCCAGGTATGCGCGAAGCGGGATTCGGAGAACGTGTATTCTTCTTTGTTGCCGAACGCGGCACATGCACACGCCCAGAAGTTAAATCCGCTTTTCTCAATAATGTCTTTTTTGGTCAGTGGGATTTCCGGTTCAGCTGAAGATGGCGGGTTATCTTCGACAGGCCCGACGGCTTCCGGAATAATTTCAGGAATATTTTGCGGTTCTTTTTGAGGTGCTAACAGCCCGGCGAGCCGCTCAGCTTCACGGCGAATCTGCGCCAGGAATGCATCGCCGCGAGCTTCCAGATCCTTGCGGCTGACATAACTCATAGCCGGGCCGCGCCAGTTCTTATCGAAAACAGCAACAGCACCGGCAAAGAACGCACCGGACGGCACCTGCTTTTCATCCTTCGGTACAAACCACGTCGGCAGATCGAAACCGATACGCCCGCGGATAAACGCGATGTGATCGGCGTCCTCCGGCCACCACACCTCACTGGTAGCAGCCTTAATCAGGAAAACATAACGACCACCTTTCTCGCGCATCGCACTGGCGTGCTGCATGATGTAACGCATGCCGGTGATGTAATGTTCTTCATGTTGGCTGGCGCGGCTGTAGGGTGGATTCCCAAATGCGGCACCGTTAAGTTCCGCCAGGCGTTCTGACCAGTCCTGCGTCAGGGCGTTATCCTCGGCGGTGTAATACGCCTCGCATTTGCTGTTCTCTCCGTCGCTGAACAGGTCCAGCACCAGCGGGCCAAACATCGAATTGATACCCCAGAAAATGTTTTCAGGTGTACGCCACTGATCACCAACTTCCTTCAGTTCGTGCACCGGCTGGCTACGCAGTTCGGCAAGCTCACGGCAGTATTTATTTGACATTATTCTTCCCCTACATAACGGCCAGCGAGATAACAGCGACCTTCCGGTGTCATAAAATTTCCTGCATGCCTGAGGCACAAGGCCCGGCGCGAAACATAACGATTCCGATCTGTACTACTAATCGCCATATCAAACGCTTTAAGCCAGACCGATGCGGCGCGGAAATAGAGTCCCTGCGCTTCCAGCTGCTGCGCCCGGTTTTCCAGACCGGTCAGTGTCCGGAGGTCTTCCTCTGAAAGCGTTTCTGCCAGGGTTTGGTTAGATGGGTAATAAGTCAGCATCGATTCCTGAAAATCCCGTCGCAACTTTCCCTCTTCATAAAAACGGCCAAGGCAGCGATTGATAGTGCTGGTGTTGGTTCCCGGCATGGCTTTGGCAATATCGCGATAATTGCAGCCAGGGTTTTCGATGACGTACTGCAAAACTTTCGATGCGATGCTCATCCGCGGAACCCCTCCGGAATGGTGTACGCCACGTCCTGGTGACTCGAACGGAATACCGCTGAATCAGGAAGCTTGCTGCGCTGACCCCATGTATCACGTGCCGGGCGCCCTGCGGAATCCCACTTGCTCGCCGACTGTAGATAGCCCGGGAACTTACCCGGCAGGAAGAGTGTTGACGGACGGAGGTACTCTGCCATTTTCAGGTCAGAGCCCCACTTCTCGACGCTGTAATCCACGACAAGCACCAGTTCTTCAGGTGTAAATCCATCCGCCAGGCGGGCACGGATGTTTTCCAGAGATGATTTGCAGACCTGGTACCGGGATCCGGTGGTCTTGTTCAGGTGAGATAAAACCTGTTTAGCCTGGTCAGTGATTACCACTGCAGGGTCGGGTTGCTCAGCAACCTGACAGGAAGGTTTTTTATCTGATGGATCATGTTTTGAATTTACTGACGGATCCCCGCCAGATTCTGACGGGTCAAAACCACCGTTTTTGCTGGATTCTGATGCCTCAAATTTTGACGGGTCAGATTTTGATGCGTCAGTTTTTGACGTGTCAGAATCTGACAGGTGAGACAATGCGGCCGCCTGAAGCTTTGCCACATTAAGCTGGTAAATATTTGAGGCGTTGCGGTTGCCCTGGCGGCGCTGGGTGCGTGAAAGCCAGCCATCTTTCTCCAGTTTGGCGATCGCCGTACGGACAGTGCTTGGCCCGGCACCGAGCTGGCGCGCAATGGTTTCTATCGAAGGCCAGCAAACGCCTTCGTCGCTGCTGAAATCGGCCAGGCGAGCCATGATGGCCACACTGGATAACTTCATGCCCGACGCCGCGCAGCCGTCCCACACGTAGCTGCTTAATTTAGTGCTCATGATCGACTATTTCCCTGAACTTGCGCTGGAATTGCTCGAGCGGACTGAAGCACTCTCCATGCTCGTAACCTTCCCGCAGATAGATAACGCGGCGGGTTTCAGGCTCCCAGCGGATAACTTTGACGGGCACGCCGTAATGGTCCCGGAACCATCGGTTAAGCTCTCACATAAGGCTTTTGCCCTCCGGTAGTAGACCCCCACGATTGCGACTGCCCGACTGTGGTTACACGGAACCCAGCGGTTTGATAATCTGCGCTCATACCGAAACAACGGAACGCCCGGCACCGGGATCATCCGCAGTTGCGGTAAGCGGCGATAAGCCGTTAAACTGTTCATGCGTTAGTTCTCCACTGATTACGACACGCCACGGCGCCCGGAGCTGCACACTCGCGGGCGTCACTATTTTCTGGCGTACAGAAAACGCGATACAGCAGCGTTAAATGCTCCTGCCACTTCGTCATGACCTGATAACTGTTCTCTTCGATCTGTTCCCGTTCTGCATGGTCAATCACCCCATCCTCAGTTGCTTTGCGTATGAACTGAGAGTGACGGCCTATCCACTCGATGGACTCCATCAGGCGATCGTTAATGTCGGCGTTATCGACCTGCTCGATTTCCACCAGCGGCACGTTCACGCTGTTCGAATGACGTGAAACTGCATCGGCGATGTGCTTGGTACCGCTGGCCTGCTGAAGCACCAACGCCCAGCCCATCGGGAAAATCTGATCGCCGTCGGCACGCAACCGGTTGAACAATGCGTTCTCGGTTACGCCCAGCCATTCAGCCGCTTCGGCATAGCCACCAGGCAGGCATGAAATAGTTTTCTTGATGGCCGCCACCAGCCAGGCGGGCTGTTTTTCGACTTGCCAGTGTTTCTGATCCACGGTTAACCCCTTCTTACTGTGGTTACTGTTACGCCGCCGTCTCGTTAGGCTTTGAATAAAGAGTGGGTTCAACTTTTAGCGCGCCTTTCGTTATGGTCTGGATTTCAAAAGCGCGGCCTTTTGGAATGACGCTTCCCCAGCCCGAAACAGAGGCGTGAGAAATACCTAAAATCCTTGCCAAGTTGCTTACGCCTCCAAAGTAGGAAAGCACTTCATTTTTGTTCATATAGCCCTCTCATGTAGTAAATGGGAACATTGCGATAGTAGGATATCTTACATTCGGAGGTCAAGGATTCCTACATCAAAAGATGGTAGGATTGCCTACATGAAAATGAATGAACGCATTCGTACGCGCCGAAAAGAGCTGAAGTTAACTCAGGCTGTTTTAGGGAAACTCGTCGGCGTCAATCGAGTAACAGTAACCGGATGGGAATCTGGTGATTACGCACCTGGCGGTTCAAACCTTCAGGCGCTCGCCGCTGCTTTAAAATGCAATCCGCAATGGCTCATTGACGGTGTTGGTGATCCAGAAAGTGACGCACCACCCATGCGACCAACAGATAAATTTGGAGTTAAACAGATCCCTGTCTTGTCGTGGGTGCAAGCTGGTGAGTGGACTGAGTCCGGAATGTCTGTAACGCAAGATGATATCCATGAATGGATATTCACTACAGCCAGCATTTCTGATGAAGGCTTTGCATTACGCGTTCGTGGGGACTCAATGACTAATCCGAATGGAGCCCCCACTATTCCAGAAGGGTCTCTTGTCATCGTTGACCCAGACTACGGCAGCCCCTACGAAGTAAACGGGCGGATTGTTGTAGCAAGGATTGACGGCTCTACGGAAGCAACGTTAAAAAAGTTTGTTATTGATGGCCCTCTTAAGTATCTCGTTCCACTCAATCCCAACTACCGAGTGCTTGAGGTCAACGGCAACTGCAGATTAGTTGGTGTCGTGAAACAAGTAGTGACTGATCTCTAACCTTTCCAATGAAGCCGCATATAGCGGCTTTTTTATCCTTTAATGTAAGTTTTCCTACTTTCAGTATTGACATCTCAAGGTAAGATAACCTACATTTAATTTATCGACAGCGAACACGCAGGACGCCCCACAAGGTAGTCGCCGGTGACGTATGGATGACAGGATGATAAGCAGGCAACAAAAAAGCGCCCATCGGACGCTTCGCTCTTTAACAATCTGGATATCCTATTAATACAGCTTATTTGGCATGGTTATTTTCATCAAGAGATTTGCTTTGTACTTGAGCATAGTTCTTAATGCTGAAGAAACAAAAGAGTCGTAATAAAACTAAAAAACCCGCCATTGAAATATATAAGGAGCGGGAGGCATTACCCTTAAGAAAAGCCTCGAATATAAGTGAACAAAAGACACCAATCATTATGTAAAGCAAAAATAAAAAAATTTTCGCTATTCTGGGACAATCCCAGTTACGACCAAATGTGCATATAACCCTATCTTCAAATATATATGATATCGCCCACAAAAAAGCACATAAAGCGACCCAACCACTGATAATTACTATTGGCATTTCAAAAATCTGTGCAACGTTAATAGCTCCGCTAAATAGACCGGTAATAAAAACACCGATCATAGAGCAAACGATACCGCTCAAAACACCACGAATTCCATTGTAATAGTTTTTGTTGGTATCGAATGGAATTTTTAATTTTTCTCTAGCCACAAAAAACCTTAAAAATAAATGCAT